GGGCTCAAATTCAGCCATAGTCCCGTATGGTTTACCCGTTGCAATATCTGTCAATAATGTGGGCTCACGGATTAAACCGCCGGAAGCGTAACCCGTTAATGCCTCATATTGCTCTTCCGTACCACCTGCGAATATAAAGAGGTCTTTCAGGCTGCTATTTAATGATAACAATTCCTCGGTGGCTGAGACAAGATTATCTATAACCTCTCCCTGTTTTTCAATATCCCTATTTAAGCCCTCAACTATTGCCTCTTGTTTGGCAATGCTTTCGGCTAACCCAGGCAAGGTTTCGTTTTTAATTGTGTCGTAAATATCCTGTTGATTTTTTATCTCATCCGTGATTGTTCGCAGGATTTCCGACTGCTCCTCCGAATTACCCATAATGGAATCGAATGTAGCTTGAATTGAGGCTTCTAATGTCGCCAGCGTGGCTTCTGCATCAGTTAGACCTTCCGTTGCTGCGTCAAGCCCTTCCTGTGCCGTCTCAAGGCTATCGGTTACTGTGTCAACTGTCGATTGAGCGGCAGCAAGGTCGGATTCTTCTTGCTTTAAATCATCAAGGGCAGTCTGTAAGTCCTCCGATAACTCAGATGATTCAATACCTAATGCCTTTAACGAGGCAACCGCATCTTCATAGCTTATCTCTTGGTTCGTTCCGAGTAGTTCCTCAGCCATTTGGTTCAGGTCATAGAGTTTATCTTGATAAGCTACATCATACTCTTTACGCAGGATATCTCTTTCGAGCCTTAAAGCCTCTATCTCGGCATCAATAGCAGAGGTGTCCTGCCCCGCCTGTTGCATTCTTAGGCGTTCTAATTCAAGTTTATTTAACTCTGATTCAACATCGTGTATTTTATCTTCATACTCTTGCATCCCCTCAAGTCTCGGAGAAGCAAGGTCTTTGATTGCGTTATTAACTTCCTGTAAAGCATATTCGAGTTCGTTTACTGCGTCAGTTGCTATATTAAATTCGTTCTGTGCGTCTTGCAGTACTCTGTTTGCCTCTTCTAATGCCTCAGACCAGTATTTTACCTCCGCTTCTGCATCGGCAACCCGGTCTTTCCATCCCTGCACTTCGTTCTGTGCTTCGTGTACGGCATCCGCATTGTCATCATAGAGCCGGTTTAGTAATTCAATTTTGCTCGATGCGTCAATCATAGAGTCGAGAGCAGCGTCTTGTTCAGCCCTATAATCACTGAGAGCTTTTTGTGCATCCGTTAAAGATTGCTCCAGCTGCTCCAGTTTCTCATTTTCGATAACTAATTGCTCTTGGTTGGCTTTAATTTTCTCGGTATTTTCTTCAATAGTCGCAGTAACATCGTCAAGTATTCGCTTTAATTGCTCTTCTTTGGACTTTTGCTCATTAACCCACCAAGTTAACGTTGCGATAACACCGGTAACAACCGCTGTCGCAGCTGTAATCGCTAACATAGCAGGATTTAATGCAATAGTTATCGCCTTTAATGCTATCATCGCATTTCTGGTTGCATTTATAGCCTTAACCAGCTTAGGCAATACAATAATCAATGACCCGCCAACTAATAATACGCTACCCATACCGCCCGCAACCTTAACCAGTGTCGAGGTTAATTCGGGGTTTTCATTTGTCCAGTTTTTAATTGACTGTATTATTTCGTTTATATTTTTGATAGCGTCATTAACGTCATCTTCGAGTACAGCTCCGATAGCTTCTCCAAGGTCTCCCAGATTGTTTTTTATTAAATCCATCTGCCCTGCGGTGGTTTCCCCGTAGGCTTCAGCTTGCCCTGCGGCAAGTTCTTGGATTTTAGCAAGCGCAGCCGTAGATGACGTATTTTCATCTAAAATAATGCCGTAGCGTTTAAGCGTTCCCATATCACCGGCATAGACTTTTGCCAGTAAATCGGTCGCCGTTTTCAGGTCGAGGCTTTTCCAGCGTGCCAAGTCCATACCTACAGTTAATAGCTCCTGCGCTTCGGTAAGGTCTCCGGTTAAAGCTACAAGATTAGACAGTGCTTCCCTCTGCTCATCATCGGCATAGCTCGTAGCCTGCTGCATGCTATCAATCCAGGACTCTAATTTGGCTTCGCTCTTCTCGTAAGACAATCCGACATTATCCATAGCCACTTTGAGTTTGACAATGTTAGCTGTTTCCAGAGCGGAGGCTCTAACTGCCATCCCCAAACCTGCCAGAATAGCAGCGCCGGCAGCGGCTGAAACCTTTGCCGCTGCCTGAACATCTTTACTGAATTGCTCTGTGGACTTTGAGCCGTTTTGAAGCTCTCTCTGTAACTCAGAGCTATCACCGCCTATTTTAACTTTTATTCCTTCATCAGCCATTTACAACCTCTTTACCACCCAATGCAGCGTTCATTAGACGCACATAGGCAAGTAACTCTTCCGGGGATTTCTTTTTTACTTCCTGCTTTTTCTGTGGCATAAAGTCTTCGAGTTTATATCGATGTGCCTTACTGCTAAATGCGCAAGGCAAATTGGCAATACGTGTGCATATCATCGCAGCACGCCTGTCTTGTTTATAATCTTCAGCCTCAAGATGTTTTTTATATTCCGAAAGATATTCGTTTAAAATATTCGGTGTTAGCCTTCTGAATTCTTCGTCTGTGATTCCGAGGTGGACTCGGCAGAAGGCTCTCTGGGTAAAAAAGGTTCATCTGCTCGATTACCCTTCGAATAGGCGGTAATAATAGCCGTAAAAACATCAACTACATTGTGGATATCGATTAACTCCCCAGCCTTCTCAAGGGTTATTGATTCATCAGAGCGTTTAAGCCCGGCATAAAGCAATGCCCTCATATCGGAAATAGATAACAATTCAAGGCAACTTTTCTGCTCTTCTTTCGGGAGTTTAAAATTCGACTCCATATCTTTAGTCAAATCGGCAAATAGCTTGAATATATCTTTCCCGGTAGCCTCTTGATATAGAATCATTGCATTGGCATCATATTTTAATATCTTATCAAAAGTGTTTTTCTTACCCATATCTCTCCTTTAATCAGGGGGGCTGAATACCCCCCTGTCTATAATTTTATAATTCGATTGCTTTATTTACGGGGCGTAAACGTGCAGGGTGTATGTCTTAGCCACCTTGCCGGTCTCTTTAACCGCTAATGTAACGTTAGTAATCCCGCCATCGGTAACTGCGATAGTGCCGGACTCCGCTCCCGATAATACGTCCTGAGAAGTTGTACCGTTGCTTATGGTAATCGTAGCGCCGAGCAGTGTCGGTGTGAGTTTTATCCAGGTAGAAGCGGCGTTAATTGCCACATTGTACTCATAAGTACCGGCTGCAAAGGTCGGGGTGAATGTCAGTGGTGTTGTATCATTTTCTTCAATGCCAGCCAAAGCGGTTAGGTTATCTGATAGCGTGTAGGCGAATACCGGCTCACCGGATACTTTCAAAGTGGCGCTATATCCGAGTACTCCCTCTTTGTCGAATTCGGGCGTGAAATTAGTAAAGACGGCCTGCATTGTCCAGGTGAAGGGAGCGGCAGCGGGGCCGGTGATTATCGCCTCCCTCTCCGTTCCTGCCTTAGCATCAGCAATTGCCGCTATCTGGCCGGTAGTGTCCGTCAGGTACAGATCACCGGTAATCCCAATCTCGCCACCGTCGCCAACAGTAGCGACAACCTTGGCGAACTTTGATGCAGCATCGTGCGGAAGGACTGATGCCACATTCATGGTTATACCTGAGTACGTGATAGTTTCTATCCCTGCAATTGTGTTACCGCCCCAAGACAGGGACATTCCAAAAGCACTTTTTGCTTCGTGTGTCATAATGTTTACCTCCTATAAATTTTCTGTTTTTATTACCGTAACTGTTATTCTGGCATCCGATAAAAAAGCGTCATCGTTGCCATAAATCGGGGAATATTCGATGTCTCCGATATCCACTTTGTTTGCAGGCTGGTAGGTTTTTACCAGCTCCGCTATTGCCCGCATATATCGATAGAGCTTGCGCCTCAATGTTTGCGAGTTCTGGTCTATCGTGATACAGGCGATTGTAAAATTGAATTGCCCATTAATCCAGTTGGAGCCCTGCTGCGTTGGCATTACGTTATCGCCAAGTATAAAAACGGATGGGTATTCGGGGATTGATTTCTCTTCGGAAATATAATAAGCCTTGATATCGTCTAAAGTTATACTGTCTGCATATTCAACCTCCAGAGCGTCCAGCTTGGCCGGCATATTCGTATCGAGATAATCTTTAAAATCATCGACAACCTTTTCTATCAATAAAAAAGCCATAACTCACCTTTAAATATGTTTAATATGGGAGAACCCTTCGGCTTGTACCTGGCAAACACCCTGAAATTCTGCCCGTGCCTGCTTAACAAGGTATTTTTGAATATATTTAACCCAGCGTTTTTTATCGGCATCGGTCAATTGTATAAGAGGGCGGGCGGGCATTTTAGAAGTACCCTTTTGGTGGTAAATCGCAAAGTTGACAACAGTGCCAACCTCCATACTCTTGGGGGTGATATTCTCTACACTGTACGGGTTATCGCCAAGCAGGGACTCTTTTAAAAGTCCACTTAATACCATAATCGGTCTGCCCGGGTGTTTCTTGGCTTTCCACTCCGCATACCTTGGTGATAGCGGCTGCCAACCACCCGAACCATAGCCACCCTCGGACTCGAATTGCTTCTTTTCGATTTTGTGAAAATCCTTGACTATTTCACGAAACGGCTCCGAAAGGTCTTTTGCCTGTTCACCAAAGCGTGAAAATGAGCGTTTTAATTGTTCATCCCCTGCTACTTCAAAGGTGATATACATGCTAAAACTCCCTGCCGCTCGAATTTATAGAAAATATCGGGTCCGGGTAATCGTCTTTGTTTGTGGAAGGGGAAGTATATAAGCTACCCATCCCGCCGGAAGTGGCTGATTTACCAAGCGATGAGGGCATTTCGCCATTTCGCAAGGCTTCCAAC